AGGACATCTGGAAGGGTGTCAGCGATCATTGGAGCCAGCGAACCGACACGCCGGGATACCGACTGACATCGATGTCGCTGCAGTCGGAGAATCCGAACATCAAGCGTGGCGAGGTCAACGTCGGCGACGCTGCGAAGATGATCCAGAAGCGTGCGCAGGGAATCATTCAGCAGAAGTTCGGCGTCAAGGAATTGACGGTCGAGAACCGCACACCGGAGCGTGATAAATTCCTGACCGATCTCGTCGCCACTGAAATGCGCGACGCGCTGATCAACGGCAAGGGCGGCGAGTATTGGTACGACGACACGATGAAGCGTGCGATGGACGTTGCCGCGAAGATATATCCCGGCATGGACAAGGACCCGCGTCAGAAGTTCATGTACACGGTGGCGCTCGCGATCACGTCGCAGGGTGAGATCGTCTCGCGTTCTGCCGATCTCGCTGATCAGGCTTACACCGGCTATCTGGAGACCGAAGCGAAGTCGCCGGGCAAGGGTCGCTTCCCGACCGACATCAGCGCAGCCGATCCGAACATCTCGAACAACCTGATCAAGGTCAACAAGATGATCGATCAGATCGGGATCGATAAGACGATCAAGTTCTTCAACGAGGAGATGACCGCGCGCGATCTGGAGAAGCGCACCGGCGTGATACTCGGCACCAAGAAGGGCGTTGAGCCCGGTGCGACCAACAAGGACGACATGGTGCTGGGCTCGGCGTATCTCGGACCGAAGATCGGCAACGGCTTCTATCAGAACCTCAACGGCAACTTCAATCCGATCACGATGGACCTGTGGCTGATGCGTTCGTGGGGACGCCTCACCGGCACCGGCGTCAACGCCGACATGAGCGGACAGCTTGAGCGCATGCAGCGTGCTGTTGCTCACGGTGGTGATGGCGAATTGTCGAAGGCTGAACTGATCGCGCGTGCGCATGAAGTCGAGGCGCGTCACGAGAAGGCTTACAAGAAGTGGCAGGAGACCAAGAAGCCGGGCGAGAAGTACAAGAAGAGCGAACTGGTCAGCGCTGCTGAACGTCTCGCGCTCTACGACAGGGGCAAGCTCAACGAGCAACCTGCTTCAGGTGCGCAGCGCAAGTGGATCACCGAGATCATGCACGGCGCGATTGACAAGCTGAACAAGGAAGACGGCTACAAGCTCACACCCGCAGGTGCGCAGGCGACATGGTGGTGGCCTGAGAAAGATTTGTGGGAGCAAATGGGCGTGATGCCGAAGGAGCGCGACAGCGATTACGAGAAGAGCCTGATCAATCTCGCGAAGAAGAAGGGCATCAAGCTATGACACGTGTTCGCAGCGAGCCAAATTTCGCTCCTTGGATTGACGACCCAGACCCTCCCGATTATTCGCGGTTCGGTCCCGGCTACTGGGAGCACGACGACTACAAGGACATGCAGCTTCGCATCCAGAAGTATCAGGACGAGCAAGACGGCATCACTCGCACCGGCGAGTGGGTCTATGACTCGCTCGGTGGCGTGTGGAAAGAAGAGGATCATCCGCGCGGACAGCCGGACAATCCCGGCAAGTTCGGACCCGGAGGCAGTAGTAGCAAGACGGGCAAGGCCTCCAGCACCGGGAGGTCGCACCGCGCGACGGCCTCCCTCCGAACAGCAGCGCGGGAGAAGATCGGTAGAGGCACGCGCAATCTCAGTGCGAGCTTCTCATACGCGAACGATCTGAAGGGCAAGATCGCTGCGGCGAAGAAGGCCAACAAGCAACCGAAGCAGACACCGGGCTTCAGCGTGCACAGCGATACGCAGAAGTGGACGCAGGCGCTCAAGGCGTCGAAGATCGCTGGTGCAATGGCGACGAAGCTCGGCTTCAATCCTGATCACATCAGCTACAGCATCAAGAGCGGCAAGGGCGCTGCGGCGGACTACGAAGACTATGATGGCGAGATCGCGGTCTATGGTCGCGCGATCTACTACGACAAGAAGGTGCTGGAGGGCATCGTCGCGCACGAGATCAACCATCACAAGTACAACATCGTCGCCGCGAACGCGGAGCACGGTGGCGGACCCGCGAAGGAATTGTGGGACAAGCACATGTCGAAGCAGAACATCGAGGTGCTGCGCGCGAACTCCGACGGCATCTCATCCTATGCCGACGGATACTGGAAGGCCGACAAGAAGCGAGACACATCGTGGGACCCGCCGGATGCACCAGCGTTCGAGACCAGCCTCGCGATCAACGAGACGCTGGCTGAAGTTGCCGATGCCATCACCTATGACAAGCGTGATGCGATGAAGAGAATTCCTGCGGTGTGGATGGACTTCTACAGCGATCTCAACAAAGCCTATGACATACTCGGCGGCGTCAAGGCGAAGACGTGGGGCCAACAAGGCATTGAGAAGCACGGCAGGTCATGATCGAGTACAAAGAGATCGACGGCAGGAAGGTTGGCATCGCGTACATCAACGATGATCACGAGCTTGTCGAGAAGGACCAAGCGACGCTGATGAAGATGACGTTCGAGGATGGCGACGTCTCCTACGTCGAGGTGAATGGCGGACCGAAGCTCGAAGACGATCCGGGTGAAGTGGAGGACAACGATGTTAGCTAATCTGCCAGCGAAGATCGCAGCGGGTGAGAGCCTGTCCGAAGGCGTCGATTGCTCCGGCGGTCGCGTCGTGCGCATCACCATCCCTGACAACTACACCGAACACGCCACGCCGGTGATGACGTTTCAGGCGTCAGCCGATGGCGTCAACTATCATGATCTCGTCAACGACGAAGGTCAGCAGGTCACGATCACCGCACGCATGGCGACGACGATCCACGTTGCGCAGGTGTGGACGATGGCGCTGGGCTGGATCAGGGTGCGATCAGGATCGAAGTCCAACGCGACACCGCAGACCGAAGACGTCGAGGTGATGATCTCGATCACGCCATCGACCGCCGTCGTGTTCGGTGGTGGCGGCGCTGTGATCAGCGACACCGCGCCGCAAGGCCAGCCTGATGGCACGATCTGGTGGAATTCCGCAGAGGGTCCGAGTGCTGCGAAGCGGCTCTACGTGAAATACTTCGACGGAGATTCTTCGCAGTGGGTGGCTGCGGAGCAATGACGGGCTCGCGCGATCCCACACGCAGCTTGAGCCTGCGCCGTGAAGGGCGCGGCAAGGTCACGCGCAAGGTGTTCGAGCTTCATCGCGGCATGCGTCAGGCTGTTGTGGACAGCGACATCGCCGGGCTTCGAGGGCGTGAACCGACAATGTCCCGGATCAACTGGGGCGAAGCTGCAGAGCATCGACTTTCACGCAGTGACGCAGTGATGCAGGCCACGGTGGATACGGCGTTGCTCAATCCTCCGGACTGGCTCGGCGGTCTGATCGAGCGCGCGATCCTGAAGGGCGTTGAACAGGCGTCGCAGGAATTGCGCACGGAGCTTGCGATTGATCTCGGCGACGTCAACGCGGTGCACACGTTCGCGGTGATGAGCGAGGTCACCGGCATCGCCAATGAAACGATCCGACGTGCGCTGCGCCTGATCGGCGACGCGGTCGAGCGCAAGACATCGCCGGAAATCCTGATGCGTGATCTGCGCATCGTGCTGGAGAAGGTCACCAAGCTGCGGCTCAACATGCTGGTGAACACCGCAGTGGTGCGCGCGGTGAATGCTGGCAAGCTCGTTGCCTACAAGGATCAGGGCGTCAAGCAGGTCGGCGTCAATCCGGAGTGGATGCCGGTGCCGCACGTGCACGACGCGAAGAAGATCAAGGCTGGCGACATCGAGGTGTATGAGTGGGAGAGCGAGACCGCGTTTCTGCTTCGCTGCATGGAAGAGGTCGGCAACGAAAGCCAGTGCCAGTTGGTCTGGGACCTCGAAGCCGCAGACAGAGCGGCGGCACGAAAGAAGGCGGCGACGCGAAAGACGGCAGCGAAGAAGAAGGCGGCAAAGAAGAAATCCAAATCGAAGAAGGGTTTGTTCAGCCCTCCGGTGCTGGTGAATGTGCTGACGTCAGGCGATGATCGTGTCTGCGACGATTGCAACGACATCGCCGCCGAAGGACCATACGACATCGACACCGCGCAAGGCCTGATACCAAGTCACCCGAATTGCAGATGCGCGTTCGTGCCGTTCGATGATAGTCGATACGCTCCAATCGAAGAACAGGATGAGGAGTGGTGAGGTATGTATCGAGGTCCAATCGATGAGGGCAAGGATCGTCAGCATCCAGTCAACCCACCGTATCCTGAAGCAGAGGTGATGACTCCAGCGTTGTGGGTCACCCATCGTTTGCCGACGTGGTATCAACTCAGCGGCGTGCCACTTGTGCCACCGGCAACAGTGATACCGGAAGAACCGGATAATGGCTGATGGCAACTCACGCGCAACGATGCGTGGCTTCGTTGGTGATGGCAAGTTGCTACCCAATGAGGTGCCTGCCGATCCGCGCGTCTGGCTGATCAATCGACTGCACCGTGATGAGAACGGTGAGATAGTTCAAGAAGGCATCTTCTCGAACTACAACGACGACATCGTCATCGAGTCCGATCCGAACACTCTCGTTGGCCGCACCTCCCCAGCGAGAGGACCCGCTCAGCGCATCGTCGTCGCGAGTCCCCTGACGTTGCAAGACGGTGTGCTGAGCGGCACGCCCGGCGGTGAGCAAGGACCGCAAGGCCCGATGGGTCCGCAAGGTCCGCAGGGTGCGCAAGGTCCGAAGGGAGACAAGGGCGACAAGGGCGACACCGGCGCACCGGGCATGAACGGATCGCCGGGACCGCGAGGCCCGCAAGGTGAGCGCGGCTATCAGGGACCGAAAGGCGACAAGGGCGCGGACTCAACAGTGCCGGGTCCTCCCGGTCCTGCAGGTCCGCGCGGTCAGCAAGGTGATGCTGGTCCCGCAGGCGAAGACTCAACGGTGCCGGGTCCGCCCGGCGCTGCAGGTGTTCAAGGTCCGCAAGGTCCTGCAGGTCCTGCAGGCGCTGCATCAACGGTGCCCGGTCCCGCTGGTGCTGAAGGCCCGCAAGGTCCGATAGGTCCTGCAGGTCCGGCAGGTGCAGACAGCGTCGTGCCCGGCCCGCCCGGCCCGACAGGCGATGAAGGTGCACAAGGCCCGCAAGGTTTGCCGGGTGCAGACTCGACAGTGCCCGGTCCCGCTGGCCCGCAAGGTGTCGCTGGTCCGATGGGACCGCAAGGTGATCAGGGACCGGCGGGGCCGCAAGGCCTGACTGGAGAGAAGGGCGACACTGGCGACGCATCGACAGTGCCCGGTCCTGCCGGACCGCAAGGCGTCGAAGGTCCTGCAGGTGCGAAGGGCGATCAGGGAGTCGCTGGCGCGCAAGGTGAGCAAGGCATTCAGGGTGTGCCGGGCGCAGTCGGCGCAGAAGGCCCGCAGGGTTCGGTCGGTCCGCCTTCAACCGTGCCGGGTCCTGCGGGTCCGAAGGGTGATGCAGGCGCGCAAGGCGAGCAAGGCGTTGCTGGTCCGAGTGGACCGCAAGGCGTGCAGGGCGTGCAAGGTCCTGCAGGTGCGCAAGGTGAGCAAGGCCCGGCAGGTCCGCAGGGTCCGCCCGGCACAGGCGAGGGCGGCGGCGAGCAAGGACCGATGGGTCCGCCCGGTCCGCAAGGGCCGCCCGGCGTCGATGGCGTGCAGGGACCGCAGGGCGAACAAGGTGCCGCTGGTGCGCAAGGCCCGGCTGGTGCTGACGGCGCGGCTGGTCCTGCAGGTGCCGACGGCGCGAATGGAATTGATGGCGCACCGGGAGCGATAGGTCCGCCCGGCCCGCAAGGCGCGAACGGTCCGCGTGGTCCCGAAGGTCCGCAAGGCGTCGCTGGTGCTGACGGTGCAGACGGCGCACCGGGAGCGCAGGGACCGCAGGGACCGCAGGGGCCACAAGGCGCAGCGGGCGTCGCTGGTGCCGATAGCACGGTGCCCGGCCCGCAAGGCCCGAAAGGCGATCAGGGACAACAGGGCGCGCCCGGCGCTGACGGTGCGCAGGGTCCTGCAGGTGTCGCCGGTCCCGCAGGTGCCGACGGCGTCGACGGCGTCGATGGTGCGGAGGGTCCGCCCGGCGCTGATGGTGCTGACGGTGAGAACGGGCTCGAAGGTCCGCGCGGTCCGCAAGGCATTCAAGGCCCGCCCGGCATGGCGGGATCGCAGGGCGCGCAAGGTGTGCAAGGTCCTGAAGGTCCTCCGGGTCCTGAAGGTCCTGCGTCAACGGTGCCGGGTCCTGAAGGTCCGGCGGGTGTCGCTGGTCCTGTTGGTCCGCGCGGACCGCAGGGCATTCAGGGCATGCCCGGCGCAATCGGTCCGCAGGGTGAGCAAGGTGAGCAAGGCGATCCCGGCCCGATAGGCCCGCAAGGCGTCGAGGGTGCGAAGGGCGAATCGGGATCGCAAGGCGAACAAGGCGAGATCGGCCCGGCTGGTCCGATAGGTCCGCAGGGTGACATCGGCCCGCAGGGTCCGCAGGGTGCGATGGGTCAACCCGGTGAGGTGCAAGAGGCACCCATCGACGGGAGAATCTACGGGCGCATCAACGCGACGTGGCAGGAGGTCATCCACGGCGAAGGCGGTGGAGGTGGCAGTGCACGTGTCACGATCTCCGACACAGTGCCGACGACGGCTGTGCATGGTGATCTGTGGTGGCAGTCATCGTCGGGCACGATGTTCATCTACTTCGATGATGGGTCGAGCGCTGCGTGGATTGTCGAAGCGCAATGGCCTGTCATCTCGTCGGACTCTCCGCCGCAAGGCGTGCGCGATAACACGTTGTGGTTCGACACGCGCACGTGCGTGCTCTTCATTCGGCTGAACGACGGCACATCAACGCAGTGGGTGCAGATTGGATCGAGCGGTGGTGGTGGTGGAGGAGAAGGAACGCAGGGTCCGCCGGGTCCGCAAGGCCCACCGGGCGAGACAGGACCACAAGGTCCTGCAGGCAATGATGGTGCTGATGGCAGCGCTGGCGCTGATGGCGTTGATGGTGCTGATGGTGCTGTAGGTCCGCCGGGACCGATGGGGCCGCAAGGTCCTGCAGGCGGCGGCGGAGTCATAACATCAGATGCGCCGCCGGAGAATCCGATCGATGGTCAACTCTGGTTCGATACGCGCGTCGGCCAGATGTTCGTCTACTACGTCGAGGACGATGCGTCGTCTTCGCAATGGGTGGTCTCGAATGTTGGCGCTAACGGACCAAAGGGAGACACTGGAGATGCAGGTCCTCAAGGCGCAGTTGGTCCTGTTGGACCTGCAGGCGAGAAGGGTGACACTGGACCGGCTGGTGATGCAGGCGCTGATGGAATTGACGGTGCTGCAGGCGTTGCGGGTGAACAAGGCCCAGCGGGACCGGCTGGTGCCGATGGAGCGCAAGGACCTGCAGGTGCAGTCGGCCCGCAGGGTCCGCCAACCTACGCGCTGATCTCCGACGCTGCGCCGCTCGATGCGCCGGATGGCTCGTTCTGGTGGCGCTCAAGCAATGGCGTGCTCTATGTTCGCTTCAATGACGGTGACAGCACCGCGTGGGTGCAGGCTGTTGCAAATCCTGCGGCTGATATTGCGATGTTGACGAAGGCTCTGCAGAATGCGCTCGAACGCATCACTGCGCTGGAGGCGAAGATCGATGGGCTTTAATTTCCCTGCATCACCGATTGTCGGCGAGGTTTATCCGACGCCAGCGATCCCCGGCGTGCCGCAGTACATGTGGGACGGCGAGGTGTGGGGCGCGTCGCTGGTCGATCCCGATCTCTACGTGAAGAAGACCGGCGATCAGATGGTCGGCCCGCTCGATATGGTTGGCGACAGACTTCAAGGCACGGCGTCGCTGACCTTCGGTGATCCGAAGACCGGCATCTACGGCGACGACACCGGCGTCTACTTCATGGGAAGCGGTTCGCCGTCGGCGTGGATCAGAACCTATGACGTGCAGTTCAACATCCCGGTGTTCTTGCACGGCGATCCAGTGGTCGGATCACAGGCGGCGACCAAGGCTTACGTTGATGCAATCGAGATGACGCCCGGCCCGCAAGGTCCCGCAGGTGCCGATGGTCTCGACGGTGCAGAAGGCGCACCGGGACCGGCAGGGCCAGCGGGTGCAGACTCAACCGTGCCCGGACCGCAAGGCCCGGCAGGTGCAACGGGTCCGCAAGGTCCGGCAGGCACACCGGCGGATGTCTCCGGGCTCGTGCTCAAGAGCGGAGACACGATGACAGGCGCATTGCGTGTGCCGAACCTGATCATGGGCGCAACGTCGATCACCGAGAGCTTCACGGAGTGGGGCTCGCTCACGGTGGCAACGCCGGTCTATTTCGACTTTCATTCGAGCGCGAGCGGCTCTGACTACGACGTGCGGCTGACGTACTCCGGCGGCAACGCAGGAGCGGGTCAGGGTCACCTGTTGATGGAAGCCGCAGGCGGCTTGCAGGTGAGCGGACCCATAACGTCTAACGCAGACATCAAGTGCGGCGGCAGTCAGCCGTTCCGCTCGACCTACGGCACCTACGGCACATTCTGGCACAACGATGGTGCGAGTCGTTACTACCTCATGCTCACCAATGCGTGGGATACAAATGGCGGGTGGAACGGACTTCGCTCGATGACGGTCCGACAAGACAGCGGAGTCGTTGACTTCGGTCATGCGATAACAACTGGTGGCGCTATCCAGTTGTATTCGTTCAATACCCACACTGGCATCTATGGTGGCTACGGTTCGTCGCAGCACAACTTTGAATGGAACGGAAGCCTGCTGGCGTGGGTGGATGCGACGATGGTCGGTCTACTTGTCTATTCGGACTACCGTGCGAAGAAAGACATCGTCGAGCTTCCGAGTACATGGGAGACGGTTAAGAAGCTGAAACCAGTAAAGTTCACTCGTCAAGATTTCTCAACTCCATCGCATCAGCGCTACCAGCGGGAAGTAGCACTGAAAGCAACGGAGCAAGCCGAAGCAAAGGCGAGAGGAGAAAGCGTCGGCGTTCAGAACGCCATTGATGACGCGATTGGCCCGTTAGTCGTTGGCGATGATATCGAACGATGGGGCTTCCTCGCGCACGAACTGCAAGAGGTCTTGGTGCCCAGTGTCGCGACAGGTGTTAAGGATGCGGATGACATTCTGCAATCTCCGGACCCGATGGCAGTGGTCGCGGCGCTGACGAAGGCACTTCAGGAAGCTATGACGCGCATTGAAGCGCTGGAGGCGAGATAATCATGGCAATGAACTTTCCAGACGCACCTTCACTCGGCGAGGTCTTCGGCCCATACGAGTGGGACGGAGAGAAGTGGGTGACCATCGGAAGTGGTGGCGGTGAAGGCGGCGGTGGCGGCATCGATCAGGCGACGGCTGATTTCCGCTACGTCAACGTCACGGGCGATGAAATGACCGGCGAACTCACGCTGCCGTGGCTGAACACCGCGACTGGCATCGGTGGTGGACCTGATGGCAATGCGCTTCTGTCGGTCGATTCCGATCAGACGGTGTCGCTCTGGTCTCCGTGGAGTCCGACAGCGTCGATCCACATCGGCGCGCCCGGTGAGATGCACTCGACCTATAACGGCAAGTCGCACAAGTTCGGCAACGAGGTCGGCTTCCATTACGCGTCGCTTGATGAAGGCGGACTTCTTCTGCCGCTCGATCCAACTCTGGCGCTGCACGCGGCGACGAAGCAGTACGTCGATGCGGTCGCTGGCGGTGGTGGTGGCGGCGGAGGCGGTGATTATCTTCCGCTTGCTGGCGGCGTGCTGACAGGGGCGCTGTCACTTCCGCCGACATCCGACATCGCGAACACGACGCTCAACTGGGGTACACCGAACACCGGCATCTTTGGCGACAACAACGAGATTTATCTGGTCGTCAACGGAGGCATCAAGCTCGCGCTCGGTAACGGTGGCACGACCGCTATGTCACCGCTCTCTCTGGTGAACGATCCGACCAGCGACATGCAGGTGACGAACAAGCGATACGTCGATGCGCTTGTCGCAGCGAGCGGCGGAGGTGGTGGTGGTGACTTCCTTCCGCTGGCTGGCGGTACGCTGACCGGCCAGTTGATGAACACCCACGTCGGCACGATAGCAAATCCAAGCTACGCTCTTGCTCCCGGCACCGGAATGTATGGCGGCGCTGGCTGGTTGGCCTTCGCGGTTGACGGCGCGTTCATGTTCTCGGTCAACTCCGCTGTGTTTGCTCCGATAGTGCCGATCATGCTGCCCGCCGATCCAACTCTGGCGCTGCACGCGGCGACGAAGCAATACGTCGATAGCGTCGCGATGGCTGGCGGCAGCTTTATCGATGCGCCAAGCGATGGTCAGCAGTACGCGAGACAAGACGCGAACTGGGCCGTTGTTGTTGGCAGTGGTGGCGGAGATTATCTGCCGCTGACCGGTGGCACAGTGTCCGGCGATATCATCATGACGGAGTGGGGCACTCAGCTTCAACTGATGCATGACGGCAATCAGTTGAACACGACCCTTCACTTCGGCACGCCGGGCACCGGCATCTATGGCGATGTCAACGCCGTGAGGATTGCCGCTGGCGAGATGCACGTCGCCAACTTCTTGAAGAACCGCGTTGACTTCATGTTTCCGGTGTTTCTGCCGACGACTGATCCGACTGAAGTGAACCATGCGACCACCAAGGCCTACGTCGATGCAGCGATTGCTGCAGGTGGCGGTGGTGGTTCAGCGGTGCTCGTGAGCGAGACGATCCCGGTCGGAGCACCAGAGAATGCGCTGTGGTGGAATTCGTCGGAGGGCCAACTCTACATCAACTACGGCGACGTTGACTCCACGCAGTTCGTGCCTGCGGTGAAGGGTATCGAGGAAGCGCCAAAGGACAACTTCCCCTACAATCGGCGTAATGGCGAATGGGTCGACGCGTCTGTCACTGGCGGGTATCTGCCGCTGACCGGCGGTACGCTGACCGGCGCGCTGCACGGCGAGTTCGCACAGTTCAAGAGAAACGTCTCTATCCAATCAGAGTTGAGTATCAATACCAAGGCTGGCCAGACGATGGCGTCGGTTGAGTCCTACCTGAATGATGATACTGGAGAAATCATTCACGGTCTTTGGAGCATGTTTCTTGGCGACGGAAGCCCGGAAACCGGAGGTAATACTGGATCGGACTTTGCTCTGAAGGCGCGTCCTGACGACAGGGAATCTCCCACTACAATTGACGCCTTGAGGATCGCTCGCTCCACCGGTCTTGCGACTGTCATAGGTGATCCTGTCGATCCGCTTGGCATCGCGACCAAGCAGCATGTCGATGCGCAAGCGGGTGGTGGCGGTGGTGGAGACTTTCTCCCGCTGACTGGCGGCGTGCTGACCGGCGCGCTGCAGTTGCCCAACGGCACCAATGCTGCGCCAGCGCTCGCCTTCGCAACGGCTGGCAATGGGTTCTCCGCCGACGCCACGTCGATCAAGGCAACCCTTGCTGGACAGCCGGTCCTTACGCTCGCGGGCTATATCTTGACCAGCTTGGCGATCAGAGGTGCCGACGGCTGGTCTGGTAATCCGGCCTATTCGTTCGGGTCTGAGTTCAACAGCGGGTTGTTCAAGAAAGGATCAGGCAGCATTTCGATCAGCGTCAGTGCTCAAGAGGTCATCAACTGGAAGGGAGTTGACAAGAGCACCACCGTCTACGGGCCGCTGATGCTCAACGCCGATCCGGTAGTTGCTCTGGAGGCCGCGAGCAAACAATACGTCGATGCTGCCGTTGCCGGTGCTGGCGGTGGTGCAGAGCCTCCGATAGCAATCTCGTTTCCGTTCAGCGGCAAGCCTGCGGTTGACGCGGTAGTCAACATCCCGGTGGTGTTTCCAATAAGGCTCGGCCAATGGCTTGGCGGCAGCATCTCGTTCGCAGGCGTGGCACCGACAGGAACGGTGGCGTTCAAGCTGTACAAGGTTGTCGCGGGTGTCGAGACAGAGATCGGGACCATCGACTTCGATTCATCAAGACCGAATGGTGGATGGAGCGGTTCTTCTGGATCATTGGCAGTTGGAGAGGTACTGCGAATGAAAGCGCCTTCTGTTCAGGACGCAACGCTCGCCGATGTCGGTCTCACCGTGTGGGCGGAGCGGGTATGAGTGGACGCGGACCAGCACGCATCGTCTCGACGCTGACTAAGCCAGAGCGTCATCTGCGCCGCGATGCTTCGCTGGTGCCGGTGGCTGCGGTGGCTTTCCTGTTTCCGGGCAAGCCGACGTGGCGCGTCAACGTCGTGATGGTGGACAGGGTCGAGATCGACTTCGTCGGATCGCGCGGCTTCTGCGAGTCTGCTGCTACGGCTGACGCGCAATTCCAGATCAGGAAGATTGATCCTACTGGCAAGATGACGATCATCGGTGCCGCGACCTTCAAGGCGACGCAGCTATTCCACGTCATGTTCTCCGGATACGCGACATCGATCCTCGATCCGGGCGATCTTCTTCAGGTGATGGCACCAAGCGTGGTTGATGTTACCTTGGCGCACGTCAGCATGACGATCAGAGCGGTGAGGATTTTATGAGAAACGATCCGCATTGGCTTAACCGTATGGGCGGAGCGTGAGTGATGAGTAACTTTGTCGGCGTCATAATTCGGGAAGGGGCAATCGTCGCCCTCATCATTCCTGATAAAGACAGTGAACTGGACAACCCGAATTTCAATTCTATGGGTGAGATGGTTAAGGTGCCTCGCGAGACTTACGAAGCGATGACGTCGATGGAAGAACTCGCAGCCTACATAGAGCAGATGTCATGACGAAGATTTTCCTCTGGGGTCCATCAATTGGTGGTGAAAGAGCGCAGTCTTTTCCCGATCCGGGTAATTGGAATCCGGTGAACACCGTCATATGCGTTGGCGCTGGCGGGCTCGGTATTGGACCTGATACTGTTGGAGGAAGTGCGGGAGGCGGAGGTGGTGGTGGTGCCTATGCCATCGGCCATGACATCGTACCTGCAGTATGGCCAGTGTCGTATTGGGCTTACGATCCAAGAACACCAACAGCCGTGCAAACATTTACTACTTTTAACAAAGCCGACAATTTGACGAATGGCAGTGTGCCGGGTGAGGTGACGGCGCAGAATGCGACGGCACCAGCTATCGGTGGAGCTGCAGGTCTTGCCGGGTTGTTGTTCTATCCGGAAGGTTTTCCCGGCGGCGCTGGTGGATCGGCTGCCGTTGGCACAGGCGGCGGAGGTGGAGGCGGTGCGGCAGGACCCAATGGTCCGGGTGGCAATGGTGCCAATGGCAGCGCTGGCACGGCTGGCGAAGGTGGTGCGGCTGATGGTGGCTCTCTCTCAGGCGGCGTGATCGGCAATCCAAATGGTCAAAAGGGCAGGCAATTCAGTACATCAGTTGGCTGTGGTTCAGGCTCATGTGGATCGCACCCACCGACCTATGGCATGGCTGGAACAGCCGGGCAGTATGGAGCGGGCGCTGGCGGCGGTAGTTCGGTGATGCCCCCTGCCGGAATGGGTCAAGGCAGCATTGTCTTCATCGAATACGAACCGATAGAGCCGCCAGCTTCTTCTGACGCTCGCGCGATCATCATGAGTTAAAGGAATCAAACATGGCCGCTCTCGACTTTCCAGCAAGCCCGACGACCGGCGACACCTATGACGTCTACACGTTCGACGGTGAGAAGTGGATCATCGGCGACTTGCCGACGGTGGGTGCTGCCGCGCCTGACTGGGTGCCGCCCGGCGCGGTGTTCTACTTCGACTTCAAGACTGATCCGGCGCGCGGATGGGATGGTGCCACCTCGACCGTGCTCGATGCCGCCAGCATGGCGACGCTGCTTGGCAGCGACATGATGAACACCTACTACGGTGAAGGTTTCTACGTGCCGGAGGTCATCGTCCCCGATTTCGGTTATGACTATCGCTCCAATACCGCGCTGTCCGGCAATCAGGGTCCCGCTGCTATTGGTGCCTTCAAGGCGATGGTCCCGAACGGCATGACGGTGGTATTCACCGGAGCGATCAAGAGCATCTATACCGAACCGTGGATTGCGTTCTCCAACGCTTCGGGAGATTACGTTGAGTGGTGGTGCTATAGCTCGTCTCATGAGCTTGAAGCGTGGTCAACCAACGACGTGATCTACCTGATGAGCAACGTGTTCGATCAACTCGCTGATACATTCATGCCAAATCGCGTCGCATTCACCCATACGGCGACGCGGCTTGAGAGTGCGGTCAATGGATCAGTGGCGATGGGCGTGGTGCTCGATCCAGCCGTCGATACGCCTAACGGTCCACTAAACATGCTGGTGTTTGATGCCGCGCCAATCGAAACCATCGCGGTGTATTCCGCGCTGCCTGACATGACCGGCCTGTCTGAGTTGAGCTTCCTTGAAGGTGCGGTCAACCCGGCAACAGCGGCGCAGAAGCAAGACCCGCAAGATCGCGATAAGCATCGAGCGGAACGACGCAAGCGGACTCAAACCAAAGGAGAGAAGTAAATGCAGCAACAGGATCGAGCCCAGAGGCTCAGCCAGATGGTCGAGAAGGAAGTCCGATATCAACTCGGCGACCTTCAGATGCAGGTCATCGTGCTGAAGAGCATGATGGAGATGCAGGGCGGTGAGCCGCAGCGTGGAGAGCCGCGCCCGAACGACAAGCCGAACGATCCGGCGAATCCGCATCCGTCGCCCGACTATCCGCCGGTGCCTCCGACGCGCTCGCCTTCTCCCGATCCGGGTGAACAGAAAGAGCCGGGACCGCATCCGCCGGAGCACGCTGCTACGGTTTCTCGCGCCAGCGGCAAAGCAAACGGGCAGCTTATTCGATGACGATTACAACCAGCGTCGATGCGACGTGGCGGGTCGGGCGTGTCGAGATCGACACGCCCCACGACCACGACAAGGGCGGCACCGTGCGCGGTGTCGGCGAGGTGCTGATCTCTGAGCCCAGTGGCGCAAGCCTGTTCGGCACAGGGAAACCATACGGTGCAATTATGGGCGACGCCGTCGCGCGCAACAACGACGACGTGATCGACGACGAGGTCGAGGTTGCCGGTGGCACCTCGATCAGTTGGCGCACGATCATGGAAGCGATGCCGCTCTTCATCGAGAAGTGGCGCAGGGAGGACATCGATAATCCTCCGGTGAAGATTCTCACCAAGCCTGAAGCAGCGCCGCCGACAACCGTGCCTGACTACGGGGACTGGGCGGTCACTGGCCCCGATCAACTACCTCCGCCGAAGGTGTGAGATGCCAGACGGGATGAAGAGTTGGTTCAAGGAGAACATGGTTCTGGTCATGGCCCTGATCGGTCAGGCATTGATCGCCGTGGTCTACATGACGAACCTTGAGTCTCGCGTGGCGACTCTGGAGAATCGCGGCTCTCCGCATCTCAACATTATCGACACTCGGCTGACGACGCTGGAGAAGCAGACCGAGAGTCAGGAAACTCGTCTTTCAAAGATCACCGACATCATGACGAGAGAGCTTCACATCTCTCCGGTAAAGGACAAGTAGCCATGCCCGATTTCACCGAGACGTTCGCGCTCGACTCCAAGATGTTCGCCGACGAGAATGGTCTGCGCGAGACCGGCGATGGCTACATGATCTGTAAGCCGCGCATCGCGCGCACCGGCATCCAGATTTATCAGGGTCGCGAAGTCGGTCGTCCTGATCTCAAGGAGGTCCGGGTCTATCGGCCTGAGACCGAAGTCTTCTCCGCTGATGCAATGTCGTCGCTGGCGCACAAGCCGGTCACAGTCGAACATCCGTCTGAGCCTGTCACCGCGAAGAACTGGCGCAAGTACGCTGTCGGTCGGCTCGACGACGAGATCGTGCGTGATGGAGAGTTCATCCGCGTGCCGCTGATCCTGATGGATGCGGAAGCCATCGAAGTGGTGAAGGGCGGCAAGTCGCAGTTGTCGGTCGGCTATAGCGCGCAGCTACAGTGGGCCGATGGTGTGACCAAGGACGGTGAGAAGTACGATGTCACGCAAACAGCGATTCGTGCCAACCACGTTGCGATCACCCATACCGCACGAGGTGGACCCAAGCTGCGTATGGGCGACAATGTTGATCATCAAAGGAGAACGAACATGGCTACCAGAACGATCCAAGTGGACGGCATCTCGGTTGAAATGGAAGAGCGCGATGTGCAGGTCGTGGAAAGGCGTATCGCCAATCTTCAGAGTGAAGTTGCCGCCGCACAGGCAGCATTAGCGACTGCGCAGACCACCTCGCAGAACGACGTCGCTGCGGCGAAGACCGAAGCGGCGAACGCGAAGGCCGAAGTGCAGACAAAGCTCGCGGAGATTGCGACGCTGACGAAGCAGCTTGGCGATGCGAAGCTGACACCGGCGCAGATCGATAAGCTGGTGTCGGACCGCGCCGCCACGGTGACGCGTGCGAAGTCGATCATCGGCGATGCTCTCGTCATCGACGGCAAGACCGATGCCGACATGCGTCGTCAGGTGGTCAACTCAAAGATGGGCGACACCGCCAAGGACTGGAACGACGACATGATCGCCGCTTCGTTCAATACGCTGGCTGTGCTGCCTGACAGCGGCGGACACAACAGCCTCAATCACGTGATCGGCGTGATGCGCACCAACGACACCGGCGGCGGTGATCCGCGCGCGAAAGCCTACAGCGAGTACGACGAGAACATCCAGAATCGCTGGAAGACTGCGGGCAAAGCGAAGGCGTAGTCACTCGCCTTCACCTGCTGATCAATTCAATTCCCAACAGGAGTTTACGAACATGACAGAACATCAAGCTAATCAGACGACCGCTGCACCTCCGCCGCGTGCAGCGACCGGGCATCCCGGTGACGCCACCAGAGTCGGCGACGCGAAGTTGCCGCAGACGAAGGCTGGCGCTGAAGGGCAACTCGTGCCTTCGCAGCGTGTGGTGCAGTCGGAGTTTCCGGAGCACATGAAGGCTGGCATTCCCGGCATGATCAACCGGATGGTGGACTACAACTCGGTGACGCGTTCGGCTGAAGCTATTGCGATTCCGGCGTGCCGCGCCGTGAGCCAGTCGCTGCAGAGCGACATCGGCGCGGTGCTCGGCGGACCGGAAGCGCAGTTCGTCGGCCTCACGATCCTCGATCCGACGCTGATCGTCCCGCTCACCGTGAGCGGCACTCCGATTGATGCCTATCCGCCCTACACGAACATGGGCGTGCTGACGAAGGGCGAGATGTTTGCAATCGCAGACGTCCCGACCACCGCTGGCGATCCGCTCTACTACGAGGCAGCGACCGGCATTCTCAAGAACCTTGCCGGTGTCGGTCCGGTGGCCGGTGGTCGCTGGAAGTACACGCGCGCTCCGGGCGAACTCAACGTCGTCCAGTTGGGCATCCAGACCTAACGTCTTCTTCGACGTTTGCCATTCAACAGACTTCAACCGTCAAGGAGGCGGAGATGAACTTCAACATGTTTACGAGAGACGCACAGCAAAGTGCTTACAACTTTGTTGTGAACCAGACGTCTGCGATTGAAACGCAGGTCGTCAAGATTCAGTATCCGGAAGTGCAGTATCCGGACCTCGTGCCGGTGGACACCACCACCGGCAACGAGTGGGTGAAGTCGATCACGTACTACTCACAAGACATGGTGGGTGCTGCGGATTGGTTTCACCACACCGCACTCGACGTGCCGCTGGCTGAACTGACCCGCGACAAGTTTGAGCGTGGGATCGAGATGGCGGCGATTGGTTATCGCTACACTCTCGAAGAGGTCGCAACGGCAATGAACACGCCGGGCCTCAACCTCACCGCAGACAAGGCGGTCGCTTGCCGCCGCGCCTACGAGGAGTTCGTTGACAACATCGCATTGCGCGGTGCGCCAGCGAAGAACATGCAGGGCCTGATCAACTCGACGCAGGTCGCTGCAACGATGCTGCCCGCTGATGGTGCGACAGGCGGCACCGAGTTCGCGGATAAGACCAACGAACAGGTCATCCGCGACATCAACAGCGCGATGATGGGAATCGCGCAGGGGACCAACTGGCTCTACTACGCCGACACGGTCCTGCTTCCACCGGCGGTGCTTCTCGGGCTCGCCGGTCGCGTCATCCAGTACACGAACACGACGTTGCTGGAGTGGATCAAGCAGTACAACGTCCTCACGGTGCAGACCGGCGCACCGATCACACTGATGGGCGTTCGTGGTCTTGAGACCGCAGGCGTCGGCGGCACCTCGCGCATGGTGACCTATCGCCGCGATCCGCAGGTGCTGAAGATGTGGATTCCGATGGCTCATCACTTCCTGCCGGTGTGGCAGCGTGGGCCGTTGGTGTTCGACGTGCCCGGCATCTTCCGTCTCGGCGGAGTCGAGGTGCGCATGCCCGCAGCGATGCGGTACAGCGACGGCTGCTGATCCTCAGCAGTCGAACATCAGGGGAGACTACATGGCGCACATCAAGAACATCGGCAAACAGCCTATGGGCTTCTTCGACGAGAATGGAAACAACGTCGTCGTTCAGCGTGGGGCTGAAGCCGATATCCCCATGACCGAACCTTATTACGAGAAGTTGGAGACGATCCTCTCGAAGTGCGACCCGAAGCCTTACGAGCTTACGGGTGGCGCGGGAGGGAAGCCGCCAAGAGAGGTCAAGAAAGCTGAGCCCGCGAAGGCGGACACGGCGAAGACTGACGACAAGCAAGACAAGGTGAAAGGCTGAGAGCTATGGCCATCGCAACCAACATGCCTCCGACCGTCGAAGAATTCCGGAAAGCGTTTCCGCAGTTCGACACGGCGACCGATGATCAGATTCAGATGGCCATCGACACCGGCATGACTTGGGTCGATGTCTGGTGGTTCTGGCCTGACATGAAGATGGCTGTGATGTATGCCGCCGCTCACTACCTGACACTGAACGACAGGGCGAGCGGCGGAGCGATCACAGGCGGCGGCGGCACGGGCGGTGGCGGCAGCGTCACTGACCCTGACGTCGGCCTGATCTGGGTGAAGAGCGTTCGCTTCCGTGATCGCTCTGTCACCTATGATCGCGTCGGCACCGACTCCAGCGAGAGTGCCAGCGCAGGTCCGGGCTCGTCGTCGGCCACGGACTTCTGGAAGTCCACGCCTTACGGTCAATTGTATCTTTCATTCCTGCGTCGCAACGCACCACATGTGGCGGTGATCTGATGGAATACACGCTTCCAGTTAAACGCGCTCGCATGACACAGGTGCTTGACGCAATCGACGGCGGCAACGGTCCCGGCACCATCGAGCTTCGCAACGAGGAGCGCGTGATCCTCGCGACGCTCCTTCTGACGAAGCCATCGTTCTATCTGGTCGGCGCTGATCTGCAGTTGGCTGCGCCGACGACTGCGTTCGTCGCGATCCAAGGCACGGCGGTGATCGGCACCATCAGCGATGGCAGCGGCAATCTCGTGATCGACGAGATGAGCATCGGTGTCGATGTCACCGAAGACGAGGTGCACGACTACGAGATCATCCTCGACAATAACGTGCTGGAGATCGGCAAGCAGGTCACTATCGTCTACGCAACGATTGAGCACGGATGAGCACCTACAACGACACCAAGCCACTCGACAATCGCGTTGACAGCGTCTTCGGCGAGCCTGTTGTGCTGAAGCCGATGATGACGCAGGGCCGTGGCATGCGCGAGGCGACGCCCGATCCTGATCGCGTCGAGACAATCGCGGTCGGCATCTACGACTCGACACGCGGCGCTGTAGAGCCGACAGGCGGCGGAGCGATCCATCGTCAGGCAACGGTGGACGTCTCGCTGTCGATCCGCGACGAGCACATTCAGCGAGTGCAGCTTCGCAAGAGCGACCGGGTCTACTTTCCGGATCGCAAGGAGATGTACGACGTGACGTTCATCCACGCCGATCCCGGCGGTCGGCCTGACGTGCATCTGGTTCGTGTGCTCGACGACGTGCCGGTGGTGAACCCATGAGCATCACACGCATGCTGACACGGATGGCGGCTGTGGCCGCGTTGCGCGGATCGACGTGGGCTGATGATCGCGTGTTCGACTCCGACAATACGCCGCTAAGCCAAGCGCTCACGCTGAACGCTGCGGCGAAGCCTTACATCGTGGTCTATACCGACAGCGACAGCCGGATGGATCAGAACGGCACCGACGTCTACGGCATGACGCGCGAACTCAATCTGGTGCTGGAGATCGGCGTCGCGTCTAAGATCGAGGGCCAGACCGGCGAGGAGACGATCAAGACGCCGCTGACCGACGAAGGCATGGAGATCGCGCTCGACATGGTTGAAGAGCAAGCGCTCGCTGCGTTGTTCGGCGACGCACAGTCCGGCTGGTCCGAACTGCTGAAGAGCTTGGTCCTGCGGGTGCAGCGTGTCGCTGGCCAGCGCGGTGCAAGTGCTGATCGAGATCGCAGGTGGGCGGCGCGTCAGTTGTCGATTGTCTGCGACGTGGTGAGCGATCTCCCGCACGGTGTGCCGGTGCCGCACGATCATCCGATCCAGTTGTTCATTCGCACGTCGAAGGATTATCCGGATGCAGGGATGGAGCCTATCGCGGAAATCTGCAGGGCGCTGACTGGCGCGCGGGTTGCGCCGAAGTGGGAGCAAGTGCAGGCGGTGTTCGGCGTCAGGCGCATCGGTCTTCGCGCGGCTGGTCTCGCGCCATTGTCCGCCGGTCCGCTGTCTCGGTTCGCAACGATGCATGGTCCCGACCTCACGGACCCGAAGGGCGAGGCACCGATCCTGCGCGAGATCGGCGCAGATGACTTCGACTGGGAGCCCGATCCGAGTATCGGTCTGACAGAAGAGAGAACGATCTCGACCAACGTCGGCACCGTCGAGCCGAAGGAGAAGAAGGACAAGGTCGAGATGGGCGATGCTGAAGATTAATGTCGATACGAGCGAGCTTGTCGAGTTCGTCGGTGCGCTCGACAAGGCGCAGAAGCTGACAACGCCGCTGATCGCGGCAGGTCTCAACGAAATGGGCGACGCCGTCTCATCCCTGATCGCGCAGAGCCTGTCGAAGCAAAGCGGTCTACCGCTCGAACAGGTGCGCGGTGTGATGGACATCCGTCGAGCCACGCGCGGCAACATGCGGTACGAGATCAAGGTCGATCCCGACTTGATGGAAGGCAAGCCGATGCAAGATGGCGGTCGCGAGCGCACCGACTTTCTCGGTAAGACAAATCCATCAATGATGGTGATCGTGGTCTCGAAGCAGGACGAACTGGTTTGCATGGACTGCGAGGAGCTTGCCGCCGCCGGGCCGATGCCGATGAGCGTTGCGATGCAGCACGTGCCGAAGCATCCACACTGTCGCTGCATCATCATGCCCTACGTGCAGAGGGGCAAGCGCATGCCGGTGACGATGACGACGCTGTCAGGCACCAGCGCAAGCAAGCGGATGGGGTCGCAGTCGCTGGACGTCGATCTGACATTGCGACAGATGGCGCAGAAGATTCTCGACAGCACGTCGAACAGCATCAAGATCGAATTGTCATGAGGTGATGTTATGGCAGACGATTATCAGAGAGTGCTGCAGCAACTCGCCGATGTCCGGCGACAGATCGCAAACACGCACCAGACCGGCACCGTGCACGAGGTGAAGGGCACCAAGCTGCGCGTGGTGATCGGCAAGGACAAGGACGGCAAGGATGTGCTGTCCCCTTGGCTGAACACCAACAACATGCGTGGCGGCGCACGCGAGCAACGGTTCTATAAGAAGGGGCAGACGCTGTCGCTGGTCTGCCCGAACGGCGACATTGGTCAGGGAATGATCGCGCCGTATGCGCCAAGCGAGAACTTCAAGACGCCGGAGCATGCTGACAGCAGCGGGCAGGATGAGGAGAGCTATCAGCAGGAAGACTATCGCGGCAAGCAGACCAAAGACGGCCACGACCACTGGCTGCAGCCTGACGAAGACGAGAAGAAGCAAGGTCAGCAGGGCGGCGGTCAACAAGGCGGCGGTGGTGGTGGCTCGCAGAAGAAGAAGGGCCACGTCGGCGGCGACAAGGCGGTGATGAAAGCTCGCATGAACAAGGACGGTGGGCACACGCTCCGCGTCGGCAAGGACGTCAGAGTTGCTTCGCACAAAGAAGGTGCGAAGATACGCGCATCGTCAGACTGGGTGGTGGTCAAGAAGGGGAAGATCATCTTCAGTCGGCCACCGATTCTCGGCAAGGACCCGATCCCGAACGACAACAAGTAATTTATCAGTCACTGATAAATTAAACGATCAACAGGAGAAGTCACATGGCACCTACATCTGCATCGCTTCGGAAGTTCTACGTCTACGATCCCGGCATTCACGCTGGCGACGAACTCGGTCGTCTGCGAGTCATTGAAGACGACAAGGGTCTGCACGTCATGGCACCGCACATGACGATGCAATACTGGATCGATCAGGGAATGGTCGGCCTCGTACCGTTCGATGAGGTGAGCGAGACCGGCAAGAAGTTCATTGCGCAGGTCACGCGCGGTCGCAGCGAGAGCGATGAGGACCCGAAGAAGCTGCCGAAGTACGACCGGCAGATTCAATCTGGTGCTCCGGGCATGGCATTGAAGGTGCCGCTGTCAACGCAGCGTCGCAACGCCATGCTGAAGGCGCGGAAGAAGAGCGAGAAGAACGACAAGGGCAAGAAGCCAGCAACGAAGAAGCCGGAGCCGAAGAAGCCGGATGACGACAAGACTCCCGGCAACTACTTCAGCCGCCCGGCGGAGTAGCGCGTGGCCTACGTCTACGATCCCAACTTGGACATGTGGCCGGACCTCAAGTACGGCCACATCGTCCTGACTCCTGTCCGCATCGGTGTGGATCGACGCAGCGGCAAGATGCTGACCGGGTGGGATCACGTGATCCAAAGCATGCTGCTGATCTTCTCGACCAAGTATCACGAGCGAGTGCTGCGCCGCTGGTGCGGTTCGTTCGTGCCTCACCTGATCGGACAGAACGCCGATGAGCCAACCATCGCTCGCTTCTACTTCGCGATCTGCACCGGCATCGATCTCTGGGAGCCGAACTATCGCATCAACCGCGTGCGCGTTGCCAACCGCTCCGACGGTTCGCTAATGACATCGCCGGAGGAGCTTCGCACCGGCAAGCTGCAGACGTCGATGGAGGGCACCTATCGACCGCGTGGCCATCTGGGCAATAGCCAACCGCAGGTTCGTCGTGCTGTTGGTCTGGTGTCGCGTGGTTACAATCTATGGGAAGGGCGAGTCGGCAACATCGGCGGCGCACCTGAAGGCGGCATCGGCACCACGCCGACGATACCGGGAGCGAAGCCATGAGCGACATCTACGACATGGGCAGCGGCACCAAGGCAGGGCAGGCGATTGCATCGCGTCTGAGCGAGCGCATCTCGGTCCTGATCCCGGCCAACCTGCAGCCCATGATCGTGCTGGAGAAGATCAGCACCGAAGACATTCTTGAGACGCGGATGATCCGCTTCAAGCAACTCTGGGCGAAGTACGATCCGCCGATGGCGGCGCAGTACGACGTCGAGAATCTCGAATTCGATCCGATCAAGATCAATCAGGAAGCGTGCACATACTTCGAGTTGATGCTGCGCGACCGCGTCAATCAGGCCGCTCGCTCGATCACGCTGGCCTATGCCATCGGCACCGATCTCGACGCCATCGCATCGCGCTATCCCGGCGGCGTGCCGCGTCAGGAGGGCGAGCCCGATGATCGATATCGTCGGCGCATCTGGCTGTCGCCGAACACGCTGTCACCGCACGGCACAGCAGAGGCTTATGAATTCTGGGCGCTGACGGCATATCCCGAACTGCGCGACGCCACGGCACAGCGCAAGGTGACGCACGATTACTATCCGACGATCCTGATCACCTGCCTGATGCAGCCGCCCGCCGATCCCGGCCCGCCCGATGACGCTCTGGTGCGCATACGCGCCTACATCCAGACGCTGTCGCGGATGGGATTGACCGACGTCATCTCGGTGGACAAGCCGAAGATCAAGGAGATCAATTACAAGGTCGCCGTGTGGCTCTATCCCGGCACGCTGCAGGACCAGTGCCTTGCGAGGATCGAGAGCAATCTGTCGATCCTGATCGCTGAGCAATACTGGCTTGGGCATGATCACTCGCTGATGGCAATCAACGCTTGCTGCGCAATGCCCGGCGTGCACCATGTCGACATCATCGAGCCGACCGAAGACATCTTCGTGCCGCTCGACTGGGTGGTTCGCGTCAACATCCTCGAAGTCAAGATGGCAGGTCGCACACTGTGAACGATATCGTCACTGAAGGCATCATCTCGGCACCGGGAGCCAAGCTGCTTTATCGCAACGCGACCGGCCTTGAGAAGGCGATGGCCGACGTTGACGGTGAGCGGCTGATCGGCACCTACGCCGAGATCATCCACGATCAGTGGGACCCTTACGCGATCTCGCTCAACAACCTGCCCTATCTCGCATACGCGATGGGCGCTCTGCTGTGGGAGGAAGGCTGGAGCGAGTCCACGCAGCGCGAATGGGTGGATCGCCAGTTCGAGTACAAGAGCCTGCGCGGTACGCCTGACGGCATCTCGATGGCTCTGAAGTATTCGGGCCGCGATTTCTCGCCGCCGACCGGCTACACGATTCAGGAGATGCTACGACCGCCGCAGGGATTCTGGGCGTCGCCTTCCATGAGCAAGGAAGCGTTCGACTACTGGATTCATCTGATGCCGGAGTTGCGCATCACGTTCTACGAGGGCGTCGGCTGGGATAGCGAAGACGTCCTGTTCTGCGGTGACGGCGGCTGCAACTGGTTCGTCGGACTTGATGATGGTGAGGCGCTGCATGGTCGTAAGGCCTTCCTGCGCGTGAACGGCAAAGATATTCCGCTGGAGATTTACACCTTCACGAAGGAGATCAACAGCGAGGTCTCCATCGACTACGAGCGCGTCTGCATTCCCGGTCTCGCTGGTCCGGCCTATCTGCAGGGCGACTTCGTCAACGACGATCAGTATGTCTGCGCCGAAACGCTGGTGCCGCAACTGGTCACGGTGCGGATCGACGGCAGCTACGATCACGAACAGAGTGCGCTGCATCTCGACACCGTGGTGCCGGGCATGGAGCCCATCGACGTTCGCTACGAACGCGAGAGCGACATCGGATGGGGCAACAGCTTCTTCTTCGTCGGCGACTGGAGTGATCATCGCAATACGCTGCCGGAGAATGAACCGAAGCCTCCGACGCCAGAGCATCCAGCCGTGCTGCCGCCGCCGCTTCAGCCGGAGCATCCGATCACCTATCCGCCGTCATCAGGCTTGCCGACTGAGCCGCCGCCGATACCGACGCAGCCGATCCCGATTGTTTACTACGCCGATGCAGGATACGACGCAGCACGCATGCTTGCGGATCGCGTCTTCCTGCACGACCCGGAGATCATGGGAGTCATCACCGGCGGCATCTCGTATGTCGGCGTCGATTATGTCTCGTGGCCTGCGTACACTGCCGACTTGATGATCGACCTGCACATGAACGATGACCTCTGGTCGTGGTTCGCTGATGAAGGCCACACGAACGATGACAACTACTTCGCCAGTCACGTTGACATGGCTGACTTTGACCGGGCCTGTCGCGCGGTCGTCGTATCGCAGGCGCTGCGTGATCGAGTGCGCACCGCGTTCGATCCGACACGATTGATCGAACTACGCGAAAGAGCTTGGGCAGAAACAACGGTTGACCAACAGGTCATCAACTTACTCTGAGGAGAGGGAATCAGATGGAACGCAAAGTTAATATTCAAGATTGGCAGAAGGTAACGGTCGAGGATTTCAACAACTTCGGTCTGTTTCCTCGCGCGTCGTTCGATCACATCGTCTTCGACACGATCATTCCCGACATGGCGTTCACCGGCTTCACGGTGGTGCAGACCGCACCGGCGGTCGTGACCGTCGGCTCTGGTCGGCTCTATCACGCCGGGCTCGTGTTCTATAACGACAACGAGGGTGGCACCTCGCTCGATCTTCTCGGCGTTCTCCCGGTTGTGACGCGGCGCTGGGTCGGCGTCGTCACGTGGGGACAGGAGATTCAAACCGACACTGAGCCGCGCACGTTCCTCACCGATCCGGTGACCCGCGCAACGGTCGCTCGCGTCGTCTCCACCGAGTCGCGCCGCTGGGCCAACATCTCGACGGTAGTCGGCGCTGAGAGTCCCGATCCGCAGAAGCCAGCGATTGCATCGAACACGCTGGCGGTGTGCTGGATACTGCTGGACTCGACAGGCATCCTCGCGATCCAGATGGAAGAAGAGAACCGCGCACCGAACCTGCGCGATCTCGACAACAGGATGAACGAGAATGATGGCTGGCGCATTCGCACGTCTTCGCGGCTCGACACGCTGGCGACCGATCTGGCCGCACTGGCTGCGCGTCTTGCTGGCACTGCGTCAATGCAGCTTGCACTTCGCCTTGCTGCCGACATCGCACGGGTGAAGGAGGAGCTTAACCTTCCAGACACTTACACCTCGTGGGGCGCGGATCACTTCCTGACCAACGACGAGACCGACGTCCACACCGATCCGCCAAATCCTGACGTGCTCTGCAAGGTCGAAGAGGGCATCCGCTTCGCGTGGGCCGCGCAGCGCGACTCGCAATTCGCGATGCTGAACCCGCTCGACCCGGCGGTGATCAATCAGAACAACTTCGTGCTGCCGGTCTATCACGAGAAGGCGCGGCTCGAAGTGCTTGGCAACGACAGCGAACTGTCGATCTCGCAGTATCAATTCCAGACCATCAGTTGGGAATTGTGCACGCGCACGCGCACGCGCATCCGCTTCGGCACGCCGATGTATGTTTGCTACAACGGTTGCTGGTGGTTCGCGCCGTCAGGTCAGGACTGGCAGACGTCAATCGGCATGGGTGAGTGGGCCAACAACTTCGGCGGCTCGACCGGCATGACGCCGAACACCGATCTGATCTACGATCCGATCCGCAACATCCTGACGCGCGGCGAAGAGACGTTTCAAATCCTCGACGTGCAGGACGTCTCGACGCACACCATCCTACGCATCGCTCAGTTCTGGGTGGATGAGATCATTGACTCCTACTACTGGCGGCAGATCATTACCGTCGAAGGTCTCAACGGTGCAGTCATCGGGCAGAGCTTCCTGAATTCGCAGGGCGGCTGGCTGACGTCGGTGGAAATCTTCTTCACGCGCGTTGCCACCAGCGGCGACGTTCACGTGCTGATCGTGGAGTGCAACGACATCGGCGCTCCGAACTATCAGAAGGTGATCGCTCGCTCGACGCATCCGGCTGATCTCCTGCGCATCTATCCCTACGCGACAAAGGTCGGCGTGCTGCCAACCTATCTGGCGAAGGGCAAGCGCTATGCCGTCGTGCTGCAGACGGCTGGCAATCACTTCGTCGCCTGCGTTCACAACAACAAGTTCGCTCAAGGCTCGCTGTTCACTTCGACGGATGGCGCTTGGGCTTCCGGCGATCTGCAGAAGGACCTGTCGTTCCGACTGAACTTCGCGGAGTTCGAGGCGACACGCTGCACCGTGCAGCTTGCGCCGCTGGAGTTGAATGGCGGCATTGCGCAGATCGATCTCAACTTCGACTCGACGCGTCCTCCGGGCACGACGATCACGTTCGAGATTCAGCACAACGGCGTGTGGGTGCCGCTCGGCTACTACGACGATAACCCGCTGGTGAACCTGCCGCCGCTGTTGCAATTCCGCTGCTTGCTGGTCGGC